CCTGGTACACCGAAAGCCCCGAGGCCCCCTACGTCGAGGTCAACGAGACCACGGAAATCCGCCGCGGCCAGCAGTGGACCGGCCCGCCCGGCTGGAAGCCGTTGCAGATCAATCCCGCGCAGCCGAGCGCCCAGTACGCCGACTTCCGCAAGGAGCGGCTGGCCGGCCTCGGCCGGCCGGTCTGCATGCCCATGCTGCTCGTTCGCCTCACCGCCGAACGGCACACCTACAGCTCCGCTCGCATCGACCTGCAACTGCTCTACCAGAGCGCCCTGGCCTGGTACCAGGGTTGGCTGGCGAGAACGTCGCTCAACCCCTGCCTGGTCCGGCTGGCGCGCGAGGCCGAGTTGGCGGCCGCCTCCGGCCGCATCAAGCGGGCACCCAAGCGGCCGCCGCGGGTCCGCCTCTCGTGGACCTGGCCGAAGATGCCGCACGTCGACCCCAAAAAGGAAGGCGACGGCGAACGCACACAGCTTGAAAACGGCACGCTCCCGTTCACCGACGCCTGCGCCGCCCGCGGACTCGACGAAGACTACGTGATCGAGGCCTGGAAGCGGACCAATGCCAAGCTCGTGGCGGCCGGGGCCGAGCCGCTGCCCAGCCCCATGGCCTACCTGAGCGCCAAGGCGGCCGCCGAGGCCGACGCGGCCGGCCAGCAGGACGACGACGACGAGCAAGACGACGAGCAGCAGAAAGGCGACGACAACGATGCATAGCCCGATCCAACACCGCCACGCGCCGCAGACCCGCGACCTCACCGCTCGAACCATCCAGCTCCGGGCCGATACGGTCGACGAGGAGGCCCGCAGCGTCGAGGCCACGATCGCCACCGAGCAGCCGGTCCGCGTGATCGATCTGCGAAGCTGGCGGATGATCGACGAGGTGCTGCGGACCGACGGCATGCAGGTGCCGGCCTCCGGCCAGGTCCCCGTGTTCGACAACCACTGGCGATACTCCAACGACGACGTATTCGGCTCGGCGCGCGACATCCGCACCGAAGGCGGGCAGGCCATTGCGCGGCTGCACTTCGCCGACGTGTCGGACGAGCGGATCGAGCGGACCTGGAGCAAGATCCGTCAGGGGCACCTGACCGACGTGTCGGTCGGCTACCGCGTGCTCGAAAGCGTCGACATTGCACCGAACAAGTCCGCCCAGGTGGGCGGGCGCACCTATACGGCCGGCGATCGCCCGCTTCGCGTGGCGACCCGCTGGAGCTTGATCGAAGTTTCCCCCACGCCCATCGGAGCCGATTCGGCCGCGAAATTCCGGGGCGACCCACCCATGGAGAAAACCATGCCTCCCCAACTCAGAGCGTATCTCGAATCCCTCGGACTCCGCACCGACGCCACCGACGCCGAGGCCTGGCAGTTCATGGCCACCCTGGAAGGCGAGCGGCACACCCGCGCCCTGGAACTCGGCCAGCCGCCCGAGGAAAACGGCTCGCCGCCCAACCCGCCCGCCGACGGCCAACGGAACGCGCCGCCCGCCGGCGACCCGGCACCCGAGGGCCAACGCAACGATCCCCCGGCCGAGCCGGCGCGCAGCGACGCCGAGCCCCCCAACCCCGAGCAGATCGCCCAACAGGCCGTCACGGCCGAGCGGACCCGCGTCCGTCGGATGCGCGAGCTGGCCGGCTCCGACGTGGAGTCGTCGCTCGTGCAGCGGGCCATCGACGAGGGCTGGACGCAGGAGCGGGCCACCGAGGCCTTCTACCAGGCCGTGCGCAGCCGCCCGCAGCCGTTGGAAGGCGGGCCGGCCATCCACAGCCGCAGCCGGGAGCAGCGGGTCAGCGCCCGCAGCCTGGCCGCCGGCCTCTTGATCGGCAACGGCCGCGACCCGCTCAACCGGCCGATGCACGACGGGCTCCGCCTGGCCGGCCGCGGCGAGCGGCTCAGCGAGCAGGACGCCGACTACGGCGACGAGCTGCGCCGCCTTTCGGCGCTGGACCTCTGCCGGGAGTGCGCCATGCTCGACACGGGCCGCTACCACCGCGACCCCGAAGAGGCCATCCGCGCCGCCACCTCCGGCGCCACGTTCTCCTACGTCTTCTCGACCAACGTCTACGCCATGCTGGTCGAGGGCTTCGAGACGTACCCCGACACCACCGCCGGCTGGTGCGACGAGGAGGACGTGCCGAACTTCATGCAGCAGGAGGAGATCACCCTCGAAACGAAAAGCCGCATGAAGAAATTGCCCCGGGGCGGCACGGCCAAGCACGCCACGGCCAGCGACTCGCACGAGACGTACCGCATCGCGCGGTACGCCGAGCAGATCGTCATGGACGAGCAGGACATCATCGACGACCGGCTGGGCGCGCTGATGAACATTGCCCGCGACATGGGCGAAGAAACCCGCAAGCTGCGGCCGAACCTGGTCTATTCGCTCATCAACCAGAACCCGACCCTCGTGTCCGACAGCCTGGCCGTCTTCTACGACAGCCGGACGATCAACTTCGAGGGCACCACGGTCACCCTCGACAACCTGGGCACCGGCGCCCTGACGAGCGACAACCTGAAGCTGGGCATCTCGGCCATCACGAAGATGCGCGACAGCAGCGGCAACCAGCTCAACCTGCGGCCGAAATACCTGCTGGTGCCCGCCGCGCTCGAATGGAAGGGTCGCGAATTGACGGCCGCCGCCGCCCTGGCCAAGCTGTTCGCCGACGACGACGGCGACCCGCTCTACACCACGCAAAACCTCATCGCCCAAGAGGGCCTGCGCGTGGTTCCCGACGACCGGATGGGCGCCACCGGCGTCTGGGACCCCTCGGCCGAGACGGTCCGCACCGGCTCCGACACCGCCTGGTACCTAACCACCGGCGGCCGGAAGTCGATCCGCGTGGCCTATCGCCGCGGCACCGGCCGCGCCCCGCAGCTCCGCCGCTTCGTCTTGGACCGCGGCCAGTGGGGCGTGGGGTACGACATCAACATGGACATCGGTGCCGTTTTCATGGCGTTCCAGACCTGGTACAAGTCGACCGGCGCAGGGTGATGACAACACCCCAACGCGCTAGCGCGGGCAGCCGCCCGCGCTAGCGCGGCCTGCTTTCTCCATCACCCCACCCCTCACCTCCCGAAGAGCCATGGCACTCCAAGCAATCACGAAGTTCGGCGCGTCGAAGGCCGCCACGTGCGACGCCGCGCCCACCGACGGCACGAGCGGCACCGGGGCCGGCATCCTCGGACCCGGCTCGCTGCTGGTCGATACGACCAACTGCAAGCTCTACATCAACACGAACACGAAGGCGTCGCCGCTCTGGACGCCCGTCGGCACGCAGACGACGTAGGCCCGGCTGCGCCGGGAATGACGAAACCCGAAGCACGAATGACGAACGCTCACGCGGCACACGCCGCGCAGGTGTGACGGTGACATGCAGCCTGACCTCACCATCCTCTGTGCCGTCGACCCGGAGAAGCCGGCGATCTACGATCGCCGGTTTTTGGCGGGCCTGGCTGCGCTGAATGGTCCGGCCATGCACCGCGTGCAGGTGATCCTGGTCTGCCAGCGGCCGGGTTCGCCCGACCTCATGCGTTTGGCCGCCCATCAGCCCTACCAGGTCGAGGTACTCTACCCCGGCCACCCGCTCAACGCCGACGGCTACCCCATGTGGGACGTGTTGGAGGGGCTCCGCCTGGCCGCGCCCCGCATCGCCGGTCGCTGGGTCACGTTCGCGCACAGCGAGTTCCTTTACGGCCCGGGCCGGCTGAAAAAAACGATGGATTGGCTCTGCGAACGCCAGCCGCTGCTGGCGATCGGCAACCTCCGCCGGCCGATCGTCGAAAGCCGCATGGGCGGGCGCCGCGAAGCGCCCCGCGAAAACTTGAACCTGCTGTTGCTCGATCTGATCGACGCCGGCTATTGGCAGTTCCTCGCCGACCGCTGGCACCTGTTCACCGCAAGCAACTGGATCTACTGGCGCGACGAGCCCAAGCCGGGCCGCTGCCCATGGCAGGAGGACATCTTCTTCGCCGACCGCGGGTGGCTCGAAGCCCTGCGGTTCGCCGAGCACGGCCGCCCGCAGTATTTCCAAGATGTATACGACCTGGTTAACATCGGCACGAACATCCTCGGCCGGCACGGGTTCCCCGTGGCCATCGAGCGGATGCCGCGCGACATCAACGAGGCCGTGCACCTGCCCCACGAGAAGCACTGGCGGGCCTACACCCCGGCCACCCGGGACTGGTTCCGCCAGCACGCCCAGCGTTTGCGCGGCACTACGCACGTCGAGCGGCAGGACCTGTGGCGCGAACTGGAGACCATGACCGACGACGGCAGCCGCAAGCGGGGCCACGTCGTGAGCGACTTCCGCCGCGCCCCGGGCGGAACGGTCACCCGCTGGGCCGCCGAGTTTTCCGGGTGGGTGCAGGGTGAAGGCGCCGCGCGCCTCCGCGAATTCGAGAACGAACGAACTAGGCTAGCCGCCTGACACGCTCCGCCGCCCACGGCGGCCAACCCCATTGGAGAGAAATCCATGTCCGAAGCTATTCTTCACAACGAGTCGCCCGCCGTGGACGTGATCGCCCCCAGCGGCGGCTACACCTCCGGCGAAGTCCTCCAGCTCTGCGACGGGCGGGCCGCCTACGTCCAGGGACTCCGCGACCCGGCCGCGAACGAGGCCGTGAGCCTCCAGACCGAGGG